TAATACAAGTATTAATTGTTACCATACTTAATATCCACCATTTCCAAAACTCATCCATTTAATACTTATAACTAACATTAAAAGAAAAACTTCTTCTTATTCCTTCTCCACGAAAAGGATATACTTGGTGTTGTAACCAATTAGGAAAGAAAAATATTTTTCCTACTTCTGGTTTTACAGCATATTTAGGAACAACAAAAGGGTGTGGGTCAGCAAATAAAAATTCTATCCATCCTGCATGTTCTCTTTCCTTATTTTCTTCTACAGATTTTGGCATCATTAACCAACCTGCCGCAGAAACCATACCAAAATGCATATGTGGTGGATTAAAATCTCCTTTAATAGAATTAACTATCCAACTATTATGTAATTCAATAGATTTTACATTTTGTTCAGCAACTTTCTTATCTAACTCATCTCCTTGTTGTTGTAAATGGGTTTTAACAAACAGATTAACACAATTACCTGCCCAATTGAATAAACTAGGTAAGTTTTTATTTGGTTTTTCTTGCCATATATGTTGTTCAATTTTATGCTCTTGTTTAACATTTCCAACAAGATTATCTGACCAATCTAATTGTTTAGATTTTTTATCACTTGCAGATATTTTATCTCCATAATCATTTAGTAATTTTATATAAGGTTTAGGAATTTCAAATTCCATAATCATTGGCCCAAATGGAGCATGGACTTTACCTCTTAATTTATATTCTTCTTCCATTAGTGTAATTTTTTTCTCCTTTTTTCTAAAAATTTTTCAAAATCTAAATTATCTTCAGATTCCATTTCTTCTCCCATAGATAAAACCCCCTCATTAAAAACCATGTCGGGATTTTTTAATACTAGACGTATCATACCTCTAGCTAAAGTTAAACTTACATAATAATCATTTGTATTATATAGTTGTTCGTCTACAATACCACAAGAAAATCCTTTTTCTGTTTGCGTTATATACAATTTAACAGGTATTATTTTTGTAGCTAAATCTTCAGTCATTTTTTATCCAATCTAAGAAATACTCTGCATCAACTACAACTAAAGGTTTACACTGATTCATTTTAAGAAAAACAACAGGTTCTAAATTTTTAGCATTGTATTCTGCTTGACCATAATCTTTGTATAATTTTTTAAATGCTTCTTGGTTTTTACATTCAATAGCAAAAGGGATAGATTTTTTTGCTTTATCAGACAATTTTATATCTATCCCCTTTTCTCCCATGATAGCACACACAACATCATTCTCGTTAAGAGAGGGAAATCTTTTTAATAATTCATCACGAACCCAATTTTGTAATCTTCTACCTTTTGCTTTTTTACTTCGAGTTCTCATCTTTAAATTTTTCCATTATTTGCTCACCAGTTGAATCATCTATATAATAAATTATTCCATTAATAGTAATATAAACAGATGTATCAGACCTAACATCAATTATCATAATCTACCCTGGGATTATTAACTTCTGTATACCACATCCATTTAGGTGATTTACTTTTTGATTGTTGTTGTGGGAAATATTGTAAATTATCTCCCCAACATGCTTTTTTATATGGGCAAAAACTACAAGTAAATCCTAATGTTTTATTACCAGTAGGTTTTTTATAAAAGTATTCATCTACATCTTCAAAACATCTTTTAAAAGGTTTATCTTCTTTTAATGCTTTTATGTTATGCTTTGCTGTTGCGATGGCATCGTCTTTGTAATGGGTTTCTTGGTTTGGGGTTTCTGTGACACACCATTCTCCTGTGGATTTATTAATAACAATCCATCCTGCGAAGTCACTTTTATCAGCCTCGCCATACATATACCCTTGACTAACATAGCCAAAACTGTCGTCTTTAGCGACCGAATCAAAACCCCCATTATCTCCAAATTTGTTTGTAAAAGACCACGGAGAGGCCGATTTAATATCCCATACTTTACCTCCAATTTTAACATCCATTGTTCCATTTATTTCGTCTCCTTCTACATTTAGCTTAACCTTTTTTTGAATATCTTTTACCTCAATGCCAGATGATTTCATGATAGTAATAGCGGCCGCTTCAATTAAATCCCCAAATAAATTTCTCATTTTAAAATTATAAGGTAGCGGTTCTGATGGGGCACCAGATTTTTCCATCTGTAATTGGCATAAAGGTTTGCCAATATTTGACATTCGATATGCAAATTCTTTTTTTCTTTCTTCTGTAAATTGTTTTTTAAATGCATCTTTACATGCATTACCAAATTCTTCAATCAGTTCATCTGATACTTCAACGGAGGCTTTATTGGCCTCCGCTAAAAACATTTGTACTTTTGTTAAAATACTATTCATTATGATGCAAAAGCTTTTTCTGGGCTATCTGCCTCAACTTCATTTATAACTTTTGCAGAATCAGCATCATGGACTTTATTGTCTTGAGCTTTCTTCCAAGATTCAACAACCTCTTTATTTTCCTCAGTTATTAACTGATTAAACATTTCAATTGTTTCATAATTTTTCTTAGTAAACTCAACCTCATCTTTATCTAAAGATATAGAAGTCATGTAGTACACATTAGCACCATGTTTTTTACGTTGAGTATCTAATAAAAGATTGGTATTTTGTTGTAATTTATCTTGACCTTTAATGCTAGTTATAGCCTCATTTATAGGTCTAAAATTCATACCTGTTGCTCTCCACAAAATAGGTAAGTTTTCAATAGTGACATCCTTACCATCCCCTGTAACAGCATCCATGTTAAGTAAACCATATACTAAAGTATAACATTTAATTTGTTTTTGTTTAGCTTGGTCTTCTCTTGATAAAGTTTCTATTTCTTTAAAAGGAACTTTACCACATTTTATTCCACCATTAGCATCAATAGCCTCATCTTTCCATGATTTAAAAATAATAGATTTATTTGCATAATTATTTTCATCTGGATTATACTCCATATATTGATATGAACGAATAAATGGTCTCAATTTAACTGTACCATTTTTCTTACTATATACCAATTTTTCTGATACTGGGTCATAGATTTTGTAAGTACCAACTTCTACTTTATTCCCATCATCATCTTCGCCCATTCTATTTATTGCTAGACGAGATAAGATTACTGATGAACCACCACCAGAGTCATCTTCTTGTCCTGTTAATCGCATTATTTGTTCTTTCGATAAAGAATCAAAATTCGCTAAGTCATTTACCATATATTAATCTCCTATTTAAGGTTTATATTAATTTCTTTTAACATAATTACTACTTATGTCAAGCTACTACATTTGTATTTAGCCAGTTTTCTCCAATTTTTACTTCGGTATCAAGAGGAACATTGAAATCTATGCCGTATAGTTCCTTCAGTGAATCTACTACTTGTGCTGAACCTGTTCGCATAAGATTAACTGCAATGTCCTCTTCATCCGGATACACATCAGCAACAACTGAATCGTGTACTGTATTGATTAACATACTTTTTACATTATGTTTATCAAATAACTTTTGTATATTTATACATGCCAGTGGTACAATATCTGCTGTAGCAAATCCTTGCACTGGATAATTTTTTATTTGAGTTGAATAACTCGAACCACCCCAGGGCATTCTTTCAGCATATGGAAATGCATACTCTCTGCCACTTGGAAGTTTAACAGTTTTATAAGTTATAGCCTCATCTTGTAATTTATCATGCCATGCTGTTATCCCTTTATATTTATGTTTAAAAGCCTCATAGTATCTTTTTTCATTATCTGTACCAGACATACCACCATACAAAGGTTTAAATGTATGCCCTTTTGCTTCTTGTCTTGATACCCCAATGATGTCGGCTGTGTATTGATGAACATCTACACCATTTTTTATATCTTCCATACCTTGTTTATCCTGTGATAAAAATACTGCAGTTCTAAATTCCAATTGTGCAAAATCTATTTCTGCTATCTTACCATTTTCAAATCTAGAAGTTATAACTTTTCTTATAGGAAAAGTATTACCTCTTGGTTGGTTTTGAAAGTTTGGGTCTTTACTAGATAATCTACCTGTAGCTGTAACACATTGATTAAATTGAGGATATAAAAATCCATTCGCACGAGTATGTGCCCTAATACCTTCTACAAATGTAGATAGATAAGTTTCTAATGCATTATACCTAGTAATCTTTTCTACAAAAACTTTTAACTCTTCATCATCCCCTCTAACTTTATCTAATGTTAATCTATCTGTTTTAAATCCACCTTCTGATGCATCAAAAACACCTCGTGGCGTGGCACTAAACCCCGCACGTTCTTTAGTATTCTCATATAAAACACCCTCTGCTTTACATCTAGAACATTTTGATAAATTTTTATAAGGGTCTCCATTAACTTTTATTTTTTGAATATAACCTTTACCAAAACATTCCCCACATCTAATAGCTTTTGTTTTATATATAGGCATTAAATGTTCCATTAATACTTTTTTAAATTCTAGTTTAGACATCTTAGGTCTTTTTTTCTGCCTTCTAGTAAACTTATCAATACCAATATTAAAATGTTCTACCCAAGATTTTTTATCAATAATTCGTACACCATATACTAACCAAGATAATTGCTCTGGACTAGATGGATTTACTTTTGTATCCCCCATTCTAGTATGTATAATCTCATCTAATTCTACTCTTAATTTAGCATGCTCTTGTTTAAATTCTTCCCCAACTTCTTCTAACTTTTCTGTATCAATTTTAATACCATTTGTTTCCATACGTGTAAGTATAGCACAGAACTGACACATTATTCGCACAGTATTAATTAAACCTTTATTGCTAGGCTTTTTAAAATCTTCCATTTGACTATTAAAAAGTGCTCGAGTTGCTATTACATCTTGCCTACCATACTCATCAACAATTTTCATTGGTATATTTTCAAAAGAAATATCTCTTTCAATATAAGATTCAGTTAAATCTGATTTTCTATTAACGTTTCTTCTTTCACAACAATGTTTTAATTTTAAACTTTTTTTAACACCTCTACTTAAAACATATTCTCCAATCATTGTGTCATATATTTTTCCAGAATATGTAAAACCGGTTGCCAACAGCCAGGATAAATCAAATTTTATATTATGGCCAACTAATAGTGTAGTCTTATCAAGAATATCTTGAATAGATTTTATATCTGGTTCACCTTTATACTCACTATGATTAAAGAAAAAGTATTCATCATTTAAACCAATGCTAACTATAAAATTATTTGGGTCATTAAATGATGGGTCTTTTTTCTTACCTATAATTTGATAAGATGTTTCTATGTCAAATACTGTAATCAATCTCTATACCTCGATACTTCTGGAACTATTTTAACCATTATCTTTCCATGCCACCCTGTTATTTTATTCTTACTTACTGATAAACTTCTATCGTTATCATTACTATAATCGCTATTGGGTTTATAACCTACGCCTATAATAACATCAGCTTCAGCAGCTTTACCTGTTTTACTATTCTCCATCATATCAAATGTCATATCCCATTTACCAGATGCATCAGCAGATGCCTGAGATATACCTATTAAAGAACAATCTCTTCTTTTTGCTATCTCTCTAGCACCTGTATATATTGCTCTCAATTTCTCATCCCCTCTTGCAAATGAACCACCCATATGTACTTTATCTAACTGGTCAATTATTAATACATCTGGTTTTTCTTTTGCAACATAAGAATCTATTTTTTCTAATGTCCAATCAACTGTATCTAGTATTCTTATTTTATCTTTTATTTGCCCCCATAATTCACTAGCTTTTGTAGGATTCTCTTTTATTTCAGCAAATGTCATACCTGTATGTGCATTAATTAGTCTCATTTGAGTCCTTATTGCAGGTTCCTCATTAATCAATGCACACACTTTAGCCCCTTGAGTAGCAAAACCGTTCTGACCTGCGACCATATTAACCCAGAATGCAGTCTTGCCACTCTCGGGTCTGGCGAAGACGATGATAAGGTTGCCC